GATGACTTCGAATTATTATGTTGGGATTTTGTTTCTACACCTTCTAATCCAGGTTCATTTATGAAAACATTAAATGAAGGAAAAGAAACTATTACCTACGATTATACTAATGTTAACAACATTGTAAGAGAAATTCTTTGTTCTAAAGGATTTTGTCCTGTTTGTTAATTTTATAGAATCCCCATATACGTATAACCGTAATACACCATCTCTTATATGGTGTCAACAAATGTAAAACTTTCCTATTACGGTTCCTAATAACCGTATTTCACAAATTTAAATTTTGCGATTATGTCTAACAACAGAGATTTGCTTAAAGAAGCAATTGCTGATGCTAAAGCGGTTAAAGAAACTGCCATAGCAAACGCTAAAGCTGCTTTAGAAGAAGCATTTACTCCTCATTTAAAAGATATGTTAGCTGCTAAACTAGAAGAAATGGACAAAGAAGATGACAAAGTTGAAGAGTACGGTAAAAAGTACGAAGAAGACGATGTCAAAAAAGAAGAAGTTTCTGAAGAAGTAGAAAACGTAGATGAAAATGAAGAAGTAAATGAATCTGAAGAAGTTGATGAAGAAATCAACTTAGATGAATTACTTGCAGAACTTAATGAAGACGAAGAAATCAACGAAGATAAAATCGAAGAAACTGAAGAAGTAACGGAAAATGAAGAAGTAACTGAATCTGAAGAAATCGAAGAAGCTAAGGAAGAAGTTTCCGAAGTAGAAGAGGTTAAAGAAGAAGAAGTTAAAGAATCAGAAGAAGTAACTGAATCAGAAGAAATCGAAGAATCTGAAGAAATTGAGGAATCGGAAGAAGTAACTGAAGCTGAAGACGACGACGCCAACGAAGAAGAAGGCGAAGACGAAGAAGGTGAAGGTGAAATGGAAGATGAAGAAATTGATTTAGAAGATATGTCTGAAGATGATTTAAAAGGCTTTATTGAGGATGTAATTAAGGACATGGTAGAAGCTGGTGAATTAGAAGCGGGAGAAGAAATGGAAATGGATGGCGAAGAGTCAGAAATGGAAATGGATATCGACCTTGAAGATGATGCAGCTCCTATGATGGAGAAAAAAGACGAAGACAAAAAGAAAGAGGAAGTAAAGGAAGAAGAAATTAACGAAGAAGAAGTTAATGAAGAAAAAGTAGAAGAAAGCAATGAGCTTGAAACTGCTTTAGCTGAAGTTGAGGAACTTAGAAAGGAACTTAACGAAGTTAACTTACTAAACGCTAAACTACTTTATACTAACAAAATCTTTAAGTCTAAGAATTTAACTGAAGACAAAAAAGTTAAAGTGCTTAAAGCATTTGACAAAGCGTCTACAGTAAAAGAAGCTAAAGTTATTTTTGAAACATTAAATGAAGGAATTACAGCTAAAAAAGCTAAGCCATCAATTAATGAAGTAAAAGGTAGCGCTTCAAAAGCAACAGGAATTGCTCCAGTTGCTAAACAGCCGATTGTTGAAAATGATGCATTTAGAAGAATGCAACAATTAGCTGGTATAATTAAAAATAATTAATTTTAACCCTATTTAAAACTTTTAAATCATGAGTTTACAAACTTTATTAGAAAGTGCAAACCCATATCACTCAGTACAAAGCGACGCTGCTAGATTGGCTGAAAAGTGGGAAAAAACAGGTTTATTAGAAGGTTTAGGTGGTGCTTCCAAAAATAACATGGGAATCATCCTTGAAAACCAAGCTAAACAACTTGTAGTAGAGTCTTCACAAACAGGTGGAGGTAGCTCTATTGGTGGGTCAGTATTTGGATCAGGTAACGCTGGTGAGCAATGGGCTGGAGTAGCTCTTCCACTAGTAAGAAAAGTATTTGGTCAAATTGCTGCTCAAGAATTCGTTTCAGTACAACCTATGAACTTACCTTCAGGTCTTGTATTCTATCTAGATTTCCAATACGGAACAGATAAGGATCCATTCTCTAACGGTTCGTCAATGTACGGTGGTGTTGAAGGATTCGCTTCAAATGACACTTCAGGTGGTCTTTACGGAGCGGGAAGATTCGGTTACTCAATCAATAACACTGGTTCAGTAGCTGTAACACACACTTCAGAATCAGCTTTATGGTCAGATATGAACTATGAAGAAGGATTTGGTGGTGCAGATTCATACTTAAAATTCTCAGTAGAAACTGCTTCATTACCAAACGCTGATTTAGATGGTGTAAGAGGATTCTCATTAGTATCAGGTTCAGCTGTTTCACTTCCTGCTTTCACTAAGCATGTAGGTGGAGACGTTGTATTCATCGTACCAACTGGTAGTATTACTGACGGTGGTGATGTAGACGTAACTTACCAGTTACAACCAGTTGATAACTTAAGAGGTGATTTCGAAGACGGAAATGCAGCATTAAATGCTTCTAACTCTGCTTCAATTTCAATCCCTGAAATCAACGTACAGATGAAATCATCTGCTATCGTAGCTAAAACAAGAAAGCTAAAAGCTGTTTGGACTCCTGAGTTCGCTCAAGATCTTAACGCTTACCACGCTTTAGACGCTGAAGCTGAATTAACTTCAATCTTAAGTGAGTACATTTCATTAGAAATTGACTTAGAAATCTTAGATATGTTAATTGAAAACGCTTCTGGTGGTACTGAAGTATGGTCTGCTGTTAACAACAGAAGATTATCTTCTGCAAATACTTTTGCTACTGATTTAGGATTCTTTAATACTCAAGGACAGTGGTTCCAAACTTTAGGAACTAAAGTTCAAAAGTTAAGCAACAAAATTCACCAGAAAACTTTAAGAGGTGGAGCTAACTTTATGGTATTATCTCCAAAAGTATCTACAATTATCGAATCTATTCCAGGATTTGGTGCTGATGTAGATGGCGATGTAGAAAAATCATCTTATGCATTCGGTGTACAAAAGATCGGAGCAATGGGTGGTGGAAAAATTAAGGTATACAAAAACCCTTATATGACTGAAAACCAAATCTTATTAGGATTTAGAGGATCTCAGTTCTTAGAAAGTGGTGCTGTATTTGCTCCTTATATTCCATTAATCATGACTCCTCTAGTATACGATCCAGATACTTTCACTCCAAGAAAAGGATTGTTAACTAGATACGCTAAGAAAATGGTAAGACCAGAATTCTACGGATTAATCCAAATCGAAGGTTTAGATACTATCTAATAGATATTTAAACATTTCTTAATAAATTAACCCGGTCTTTGACCGGGTTTTTTTATCCTTTTAATATTTATAACCAACAACGTTTTATGGGTACTATACTTATCTCATTATCTACTTATATTGGAATTTACCCGTATCTTAACGTATTATCACTGTTTGCTTTAATCATTTGTATAACCCCTAATTTAATAAGTCTATGGCGTCAAAACCGCACACAGACGAAGTTTATCGTCCAAAGAGGATTCCAAAGAATCCAATTAAGTTCAAACTACAACTTAATGAAGAACAAAAAGAAGCGAAAGCAGTTATACTCCAAAATACAATCACCTTATTAGCAGGTGGAGCTGGAAGTGGAAAAACACTTTTAGCATGTAATGTTGCATTAGATGGTCTTTTAAGAAGACAATATGATAAAATAATCATTACACGTCCTACAGTATCAAAAGAAGAAATAGGATTTTTACCTGGAGATTTAAGAGAAAAAATGGATCCATGGGTTCAGCCTATTTATCAAAACTTCTTTGCCTTATATGATAAGGTTAAAATTGAAAAACTAATAGAAGATGGTAAAATAGAAATTGTACCTGTATCATTTATGCGAGGTAGAACATTTCTAGAATCAATGATCATTGTTGATGAAGCACAAAACGTAACTCATGAACAAATGGAAATGATTACATCTCGTATTGGTTTAAGAAGTAAAATGATGATTTGTGGAGACCAACATCAAACGGATTTAAAGAAAAAATCTGAATCTGGATTTAAATTTTTATATGCTGCGGCTAGAAAAATTAAAAACTTAGAAGCTATTACTTTACATAGTAATCATAGAGATCCTATTGTAGAAGATTTATTACAATATTATCAAGATGCAGTAGAAAAAGGTATATCAATAACTACCTCAGGTTCCTATATTTATAATAATAAGAATTAATTTAATATTTATAACAAAATTTAAATATGGCTAATATTCCCATATATGATGGTAACCCTAGTTGGGATTCAGCAGCAGTCCCATTTGGCTTCTATAACCTTGATGCTGACTTTCAAGGAGATGCGGTTAAAGTTGCTAAATTCTGTGCCCAAAGACTAGGTTATCCATTAGTAGACGTCGAGTTACAATCAGGTTCTTTCTTTACTGCATTTGAAGAAGCAGTAACTACTTATGGAAATGAATTGTATGCTCATATTATTAGAGATAATCAATTATCTTTAGAAGGATTATCAACTGGTAGTAATTTAAATACTAGTATTATAACTCCTAACTTTGAACCTATTGTAAGATTAACAGAACAATATGGTGCTGAAGCAGGTAGTGGAGGAAATGTACCTCATTATACTGGTTCATTTGTAATGACAGCAAGTCAACAAGATTATGACTTAGCACAATGGGCATTAGATCAAGGTATATCTGGTAGTATAGAAGTTAAAAGAGTATTTTATCAAGCATCCCCAGCAATTACAAGATATTATGATCCTTATGTAGGAACTGGATTTGGTACTCAAAATATGTTTGATAGTTTTGGATTTGGTAGTATGAGCCCTGCTATTAACTTCTTGATGATGCCTTTAAATTTTGATTTACAAGCAATTCAAGCAATTGAATTAAATGATCAAGTTCGTAGATCTCAATATAGCTTTGAATTAAAAAATAATAAATTAAGAATATTTCCAGTTCCATCTTCAGGTAGTAGAAATTATTGGTTTGAATATATTGAAAGAGAAGAAAGAATATCTGGAAGTGTTAGTGATAGTCCAGGCGATGTTACTAATGTATCTAATACTCCTTATTCTAATCCTACTTATGCTCAAATTAATAGTGTAGGAAGACAATGGATATTTGAATACACATTAGCATTAGCAAAAGAAATGCTAGGATACGTAAGAGGTAAATATAGTAATATCCCAATTCCAAATGCTGAAGTAACATTAAACCAATCTGATTTAATTACAGCGGGAACTGCAGAAAAAGCATCATTAATAGAAAGATTAAGAGGATATTTTGATGAAACTTCTCGTAAATCATTATTAGAAAGACGAGCACAAGAAGCAGAATTTAAACAAACGGAATTAAAACAAGTTCCGTACACAATTTATATAGGATAGTATGGCAATGTTTGGTCGCTCACGAGATGTGAGTTTAATAAGAGGACTTAATAGGGAGCTATTACATGATATTATTACACAGCAAGCTGCCTTTTACAAATATAAACTAGAGGAAACTATAGTTAATTTGTATGGCGAAGCATCAGGTGAAAAATATTATGATGGTCCTTTCTTATTTAATTGTCTTATTAACAGACAGGATCCAACTTATCCTGATATAGATGAAGGGGTAGGATTTTCTCAAAATATATCATTTGCATTTTTAAGAGATGATTTAGTAGATGCTAATGTAGTACCTGAAGTAGGAGATATTTTATTATATCAAAAATCATATTATGGTGTTGATTCAGTAGTTGCAAACGAATATTTTGTAGGTAAAAATCCATCATATCCTAATAATAACTCTGATGGTACTCCTAATCCTCTTAATCCTGGATTAGAAGATTTTGGAGTTAATTTATCTATTATTTGTAACACATATAAAATACCTGCTGATAAAGTAGCTATTTCACCTTATAAAGAAAGATTTTAATGCCTAATTTTAAACCATATCCTAAAAAACAAGAAGAAATTAGCAAAAGCTTAGTTAAGCCTTTTGATGCTAAAAGGGGTAATCCTAATAAAGATTTAAATCCAAATAAATCTCAAACTGGAATTGAATTTAATAGATCAACTAAAATTAGTCAAAAGAAAGATACTTCAAAACAATTTTCAGTTGGTATCAAGGATATTGATGAAGCAGTATTTTATTATTTTAATAATGTTATAAAACCATTCGTATATCAAAATGGTGAAAGAAGATCAGTTCCTATTATCTATGGTAATCCTGAAAGATGGAAATCATTTCAAAGAGATGGATTTTATAGAGATAAAGGTGGATCTGTAATGTTACCTATTATTGTAATTAAAAGAGATACTATTACAAAAGATAGAACATTATATAATAAATTAGATGCTAACTCACCTAATGCTAATTTATATGCAGGATTCCAAAAAACATTTAATAAAAAAAATACTTACAATAATTTTAATTTATTAAATAACAGAGTCGCTACTAAAGAATTTAATGCTGTAGTTGTTCCTGATTATCTTAATATAACTTATAGTTGTATTATACAGACATATTATATGGAACAATTAAATAAAGTAATTGAAGCAGTAGAATATGCTTCTGATTCATATTGGGGTGATCCTGAAAGATATAAATTTAATGCTCGTATTGACCAATTTACAACCGCAGTAGAAATAACAGCTGATAAAGATAGATTAGTAAAGGGTACATTTAATATTAATTTAAGAGGTTATATTGTTCCTGATGTAATTCAAAAAGATTTAAATGCAATTAAAAAATTCAATTCAAAATCTAAAATTACAATTACTTCAGAAACAACTGGAAATATTAATAATATTCCGTGATAATCTAAATTAGGGTTTTTATATTATCATACAATGAAAGTTTTATTTATAGCACCACATTTAAGTACAGGAGGAATGCCTGCGTTTTTATTAAAACGTATTGAGGCAATACAAAAATATACTGATTTTGAAGTCCATGTTATAGAATGGAAAAATGTAAGCCCAGAGTATATTGTTCAAAAAACCCAAATCCAAAAATTAGTAGGGGATAATTTTACTTCTTATAATGGGGATATAGAACAACAAAAAGGTATTGTAGATTATTGCAACAAAAATAAAATAGATATAATTCACATTGAAGAAATTCCAGAGGGATTTGACAAAGGAAATGAATTTAATATTGATATTCAAAAAGAATTATATAATAAAAAACATCCTTGGAAAGTAGTTGAAACTTGTCACAATATTTACTTTAATCCTGATGAAAATAAAGTTTTTGAACCTGATGGATATGCATGTGTAACACCCCACCACATTGATACTACTTTTAAAAATAAAAAAACCCCTAAATCATTAATAACCTTCCCAATTGATCCCTCTATTTCTCCTTACGAGTCTAAAGAGGAAATATTATCATCTAGAGGATGGTTAACTAAAGGTGAATTTCATATTGTAAATGTAGGACTTTGGACCCCAGGTAAAAATCAGGGGTATGCAGTAAAATTAGCAAAACAATTATGGGAAAAATATCGTTGGACTTATATTTTTCATTTTGTAGGAAATCAAGCACCCAATTTTTCTCATTATTGGGAACCTATAATGTTAGAAGGTTTACCACCTAATGTATTTGTTCATGGTGAACAAGCAGATACTGATTATTACATGAAAATGTCAGATTTAATGTTATTTACTTCAACTTGGGAGTGCAATCCTATTGTCTTAAAAGAAGCTATTTCTAATAACATTAAAATAATGGCTTTTGATTTAGACCACTATGGAGAAGAATATGTTCCTTTTATAGTCCCCTTAACAGGAAATCAAAATACAGATTATGCAAATATAATAGATACAATACATTCTCCTATTAAGTATGATAAATCTGATATAGAAAATAATGTCAAACATTTTGCTGAAAACCATATTAATTTCTACAGTTCTTTATTAAATGAAAAATAAAACTTTAATATCCTTTAATTATAGTCCCAAAGTAGAAATAGTAGGGGACAAAGAACAAGATTATTTTATAGAATTTATAGATTCTAGGAATAATAAAGTGGTTTATTCTACTACTATAAAAAATAATATGTGGACTAAATGTAGTCAAAAATGGCATATTCCTTGGGTAATTAAAGTAAATAATAAAATAGCTCATACTTTTAATTTAAAAGGCAAAGATGTTAAAATATCTTTATCATCTAAATCAGTAGGAGATACTTTAGCATGGGCTCCTCAAGCAATAGAATTTGCTAAAAAATATAAATGTAAAGTATCACTCTCTACTTTTCATAATGAATGGTTTAAAAATAACCCAGAATATAAAAATATAAAATTTGTAGCTCCAGGGGAAGAAGGAAAATATTATGCTTCTTTTACTATTGGTTGGTTTATGGGTGATAATAATAAATGGGATGTAGGATCATACCACCCAACTAGACCTAATACCATCCCTTTAATTCAGGCTGCAACAGATATTTTAAATTTACCTTATAAAGAAATAAATTATGGTATTGATTTTAAACCTAAAAAAAGACCTATTACTTCTAAATACATTTGTATAGGACCCCATTCAACTTCGGGTTTAAAAGAATGGCCCTATAATTATTGGGAAGAATTAGCAGGAATGTTAAATAGCAAAGGTTATAAAGTAGTAGATATATCATATGAAGACCATAATAAAAAAAATATTATTAATAAACCTAAATTATCTTGGGAAGATACATTTAATTATTTATACCATGCAGAATATTTTATAGGATTAGGCTCAGGTTTATCTTGGTTTAATTGGGCTATGGAAAAACCTACATTAATGATAAATAATTTTATTCCTTATGGATATGAATTTACAAAGGGTTTAACTAAAGTAGAAGATTATTCGGTGTGTAATAATTGTTGGGTTAATGATAATTATCAATTTGATAAAGGAGATTGGGATTGGTGTCCTGAAAATAAAAATACATCTTTACATCATATTTGCCATAAAGCAATTACACCTCAAAAAGTATTCAAAACACTATTTAAACTATTGGAATTTAAATAAACCTATATATATTTATAACAAAAGAAAGTATGAAGTTGTCAAAAGAAGAGTTGCAAGAATTACAATCTAATCAACAAGTAAGCAATGAAGTAATATTTGCTATTGGAGAATTAGAATTACAAAAAGCTGGATTAATTGATCAATTTAGAGAATTATCTCTTCAACAAAAAGATTTAGGCGATCAATTAACCAAAAAGTATGGAGATGGAAAAATTAACTTAAACACTGGAGAAATTGTTCCAATTGATTCCGAAGTTTCAGATAGTTCAGTTTCCTCTTAGTTCTTTAAAGAATTTTTTAATATTTATAACAAAATAAATAAATTAAACATATAAAATGGCAGAAACATTAATTTCACCTGGTGTATTGGCTCGCGAAAACGACCAATCTTTTATTCAAGGTCAACCCGTAGAAGCAGGAGCTGCTATCGTAGGACCTGCTGCTAAAGGTCCCGTAGGTATTCCTACATTAGTAACTTCATTTAGTGAATATCAAGCAGTCTTTGGTGGAGCCGTTACAAGTGGTTCCTCAGAATACACTTACTTGACTTCAATCTCAGCAAATAATTACTTTTCTCAAGGAGGAAGTTCATTATTAGTAACTAGAGTAGTATCTGGATCATTTAGCGGTGCAAGCTCCCATAAATTATACAATAATGCTGAAAGTGGTGTTATTGATACCGATGCTTCATTATCAGTAGCTTCAGGAGGAGAAGGTGGTACAGCTGGTACTTACACTGTTACTCCAACAGGATCAAGTGGTACAGGAGCAGTATTAAGTATTGTTACTAGTACAGGTAATGGTAAATTACTTGCAACTGGTTCTTATGAGAATGAAATTCAACAAAATACTGAATATGCTTTAAATACTGGATCAAATGCAAGTTTAGGGCCTATTAGCGATATTACCTCTTCTTTAAATGGAACAGGGGCTCAATTTAACCTAGAAATAAGCTCAGGTGTTGTTACAGGTATTACTTGTGTTGAAACAGGTAGTGGATATGTAGATGGAGAAATTATTACAATCCCTTCATCAGGATTACAATCATCAGTTGATTTAACATTTAGAATTGTTAACGCTTTAATGTTTGTTGAACCTACTTCAGTATCTGTTACTTCAGGAGGAAGCGGATATGAAGTTAGTGAAGTATTAAGTGTAGCAGGTGCTCAAATTGGATCTGCAAGTGATTTAACACTCAATGCATTAGGAGCTGCAGATGTAATTAATGGAGTACCATTTGAATTAACTACTTTATCTGAAGGTGAAATTATGAATAATTCAGGTTCAGAAGTAGGAAATGGAGCATTAGCTGAAGGATCAAAAGATAATGTAAGATGGGAAATTGCTTCTAATAATACAGGATCAGGAACATTTAGTTTATTACTACGTAGAGGAGATGATAGCCATAGAAATAAATCAATTCTTGAAACTTGGTCTAACTTATCATTAGATCCAAAGTCTCCAAATTATATTGAAAGAGTAATTGGTAACACAAGCTACTCAATTGAAGAAGATGGAGCTGATTCATATGTACGTTCTCAGGGTGAATATAACAATAAAAGTAAATACGTAAGAGTTTCTGCAGTAAATTATAAAACTCCAGATTATTTTGATAATGCTGGAAATGCGAAAGCACAATTTACTGCAAGCTTACCAATAATTTCATCAGGATCATTTAATGGTGCTGAAGGTCAATTATTTGGTGCAGGTGCTAAATTTTACGACCAAATCGATAGTGATATCCAAGGTTTAGGACAATTAGATTATACATCATCAATCCAATTATTAAACAATAAAGATGATTATAGATTTAATTTACTAACTGCACCTGGATTAAACCATTCAGATCATGCTACTGCAACTACTTTATTAGTTAGTACTGCAGAATCACGTCAAGATTGTATAGCAGTTATTGATTTAGATGGATACGGAACTAACATTGGTACTATGATTAGTAACGCTGCTTCATTTGATAGTTCATATGCTGCTACTTACTGGCCATGGTTACAAACAGTTGATCCAAATATTGGAACAGTTGTTTGGGTACCCGCTTCAGCAATGATCCCAGGAGTATATGCATTTACTGATAGATCAAGTGATGCTTGGTTTGCCCCTGCAGGTTTAACAAGAGGTGCTCTTGGTAACGTAACTAAGGCAGAAAGAAAATTAACTACTACAAATAGAGATTCATTATACGAAGCTAATATCAATCCAATAGCTACATTCCCAGGAAGTGGAGTTGTAGTATTTGGTCAGAAAACACTACAGAAAAGAGCTAGTGCATTAGATAGAGTAAATGTAAGAAGATTATTAATCCAACTTAAGAGCTTTATTTCTCAAACAGCTGATAATTTAGTATTTGAACAAAATACAATTGCTACAAGAAATATTTTCTTAAGCCAAGTTAATCCATACTTAGAATCAGTACAACAAAGACAAGGATTGTATGCATTTAAAGTAGTAATGGATGATACTAATAACACTCCAGATGTAATTGATAGAAATCAATTAGTAGGTCAGATTTATATCCAACCAACTAGAACAGCTGAATTTATTATGCTAGATTTCAATGTATTACCAACAGGAGCAGTATTTCCAGAATAAAAACTAAAAATTAGAATATTTATAATAAAATAAAAACATAAAATGGCAGTATTAGATCCAAACGAAATTTTTTATACGGCATTTGAGCCAAAACAAAAGAATAGATTTATTCTTTACATTGATGGATTTCCTTCGTACATTATGAAGGGTGTCGGAGCCGTATCTGTAACCCAAGGAACTGTGCCTTTAAACCATATTAACGTTCAACGTTATGTTAAAGGAAAAACAGTTTGGAATACAATCCAGTTCACATTATTTGATCCAATTACACCATCAGGTGCTCAAGCTGTAATGGAGTGGGTAAGATTACACCATGAATCAGTAACAGGTAGAGATGGATACAGTGATTTCTATAAAAAAGATTTAACTGTAAACGTATTAGGTCCTGTAGGTGATATCGTATCTGAATGGATTATCAAAGGTGCTTTAATTACTGAAGCTAACTTTGGTGAGTTCAATTGGGATACTGAAAATGCTGCTCAAGAAATCACAATGACTGTACAACCAGATTATTGTGTATTAAATTTCTAAAAAACCCAACCCTCATACTTTTGAAAAATTGCTTGGCTTCGGTCAAGCTTTTTTTTATATTGAACGTCAATACTAAAAGGAATAGTTCTTTGACATTTAAAAATAATAAGATATGGAAAATTTAGAATTTGTTTTAGGTGTCCTGTCCACAGTAGGTATATTCTTAGTAGGGTATGCTTCGATAGGAGTGTTTAAGGTGAAAACCAAAGTTAGAGATGTTAACCAATCTGTAGATAATGCTTATTTAGCTATAGATGAAATCGGTAAAGATTTTAATAATGAAATTAAAGATTTACGATTAGATTACCAAAATCAAATTGATGATATTTATAGACAAATTGATTCAAGATTTGATAAGTTTGAAAATAGAATAAATAAATAATTAATAACCCGTTTTAAGAACTTTCCTTTTTAGTATTTATTAACGATAAAAACGTTTTAATTAAATAAAGATTATGCCCGAATTTAAATTCCCAACTGAAGAAGTTGAGTTACCATCAAAAGGATTAGTTTATCCTGAAGATAATCCCCTTTCAAGCGGTAAAGTTGAAATTAAATATATGACTGCTAAAGAAGAAGATATACTTTCTAACCAATCATATATTCAAAAAGGTACAGTATTAGATAAATTATTAGAATCTGTTATTGTATCCTCTGATATTAAAGTAAAAGATTTAATTATTGGAGATAAAAATGCATTATTGATTGCTACTCGTATTTTAGGATATGGAAAAGAATACAAGTTTAATTATGGTAAAGAAATAAGAAATGTTGATTTAACTGAATTAGAAAATAAAGAATTTGATACTAGTTTAATTAGCAAAGGAGAAAATTCATTTTCATTTGAATTACCTCATAGTGGTACTAATATAACTTTTAGAATATTAACGGGCCATGAGGAATCTAAAATTGAAAGAGAATTAGCAGGTCTTAAAAAAATTAATAAAGAACCATCAGAATTAACTACTAGATTAAAATACATCATTACATCAGTAGATGGAGAAAACGATCCTAAAACAATTAGAGAGTTTGTTGATAATTATTTACTAGCAAGAGATTCTAGATCACTAAGAGAATATATTAGACAGATTCAACCTGATGTTAATCTTGAATATCAGTTTGATGATGGGGAGGAGGTAGTGATCCCAATAGGGATAGGGTTTTTTTGGCCTGACTTCTGATAGTGCTCCTTCATTAAGAAGAAATTTATTCAAACAAATACATGAAATAGTCTTCCACGGTAAAGGTGGTTATGACTATAATACAATTTACCATATGCCTATATGGTTAAGGAAATTTACTTTTTCTGAAATAGATAAATTTTATACTAAAGAAAAAGAATCTATAGAAAATAAAAACACATCAGGAAGTAAAAATCTTATTAATCCAGATGGTACAGTTAATACACCTGAATTTATGAAGGCTTCTCAAGACTATAAAGGTAAAACTAGTTATAAGTAGTAATATTTATAACATATAATATTTTTATGGCAACACCCCAAGAAATACAAAAATTACTAGATAGGTTAGATAGTTCTTTTAGAAGATTAGGTGAAGATAATCCTTTCAAAAGCTTTGATTATACAAAAGTTGAAAGTGCCGAAGCTGCTACTAAACAATTAGAAACTGCTTTACAAGGAGTTGAAAGAAGATTAGCTAATATCAATGAAGACATATCAGGAGTAGCTAGTGCATTTAAACAGACAGTAGATGAAATTAAAAATACTAATTCTGGATTAAATCTTGCTGCTCGTACTTTTAGAGGATTAAGTGATATTGCTACTAAACTAAAATATGACCAAGAAGGTATTTCTAAATTAAATTCTAAAGATTTAATTAAGCTTCAACAACAAGCAAGACAAAAAAGAGAAGATTTAAAAATTTCAAAAGATTTACTTGCTACTACTATAGATGAACTTAAAGAAAAAGAAAAAAATGGTAAGTTAACTGCTAAAGAACGAAAGTTATTAACCCAAAGCTTATCAGCTAATAATGCTATAAAAAATGAATTAAAAGATCAGGATACTCTATCAGAAATAATTAATGATAAATTATCCTCTAGAATAGCTCAAGAAGAAAGAATTGAAAAAAGTCTAGGAATTTCAGGTGGACTTCTTAAAGGTATTGAAGGGTTTATGAATAAAATAGGACTAGGTGCCTTATCTAGTGCTGTAGGATTTAATGATATAAATACTGAACTTAGGGAATATGCCGAAGAATTAGATGAAAGTGAAAAAGGACTTTCTGAACAAGCTAAACAACAAAAAATATTAGATAAAGGGTTTGGGTTAATAGGTGAAAAAGTCAAATCAGCTTTAAGTGATCCTATGGTTGTTATAGCTATTGGGTTAAAAGCTATAAATGCTCTAACCTCAGCACTTTCAAAAGGATTTGCTAGAAGCCAAGAAAATACAGGGGCATTAGCTAAAAATTTAAATATTTCTAATGAAGAAGCAATGGGTTTAAGCAAAAACCTATCTGCTGCTTCCTTTGGTTCAGATGCTTTATTTTTATCTAGTAAAGGTTTAACAGAAACCTTAGTTGAAATTAATAAAGAATTAGGAACTAGCATACAATTTTCAACAGAACAATTAGCTACTTTTACTAAATTAAGAGAAACAGCTGGATTAACCAATGAGGAATTAATGGGGATCCAAAAACTTTCTCTTGCTAATGGTCAATCTTTTGATGCTAATGCCGATAGTTTATTAAATCAAGTTTCTGCTTTAAATAGAGCAAGTGGAATTTATATTAATGAAAAACAAGTTTTAAAAGATATATCAAATCTTACAGCATCCACCCAATTATCATTAAGCAAAAACCCAGAAGCATTAGCTGAAGCCGTTACTGTAGCTAGAGCTTTAGGTATGGAAATGTCTAAAGTTGAAAATATTGCAGATAGTTTATTAGATTTTGAATCATCAATTACTAATGAATTACAAGCTGAATTATTAATTGGTAGAAATATTAATTTAGAAAAAGCAAGACAAGCTGCTTTAAATAATGATTTAGCTACTTTAGCTAAAGAGATAGCAGAACAAGCAGGGACAGCTGCTGAATTTTCTCAAATGAATAGAATCCAACAAGATGCTATTGCTAAATCTGTTGGAATGGGTAGAGAGGAATTAGCTCAAACTTTATTCGTACAGGAACAATTAGCAGGAGCTAGTGGAGAAGAAGCAGAAAGAAGACAAAGATTATTAGATGCTAGAATAGAAGAAGTTGGATTAGCTCAAGCTCAAAGGGAATTAGAAGAAGGAGGTTTAGAAAATATGCTAAACCAAGCTACTGCTACAGAAAAAATGCAAGCTTCATTAGGAAAAATTAATGAATTATTTACAGCTTTAGGAGCAAGTTTTGCTCCTATAGTAAATATGTTTGCATCATTTGTAGGAATGATAATGGAAAGTAGAGTTGCTATGATGGCCCTTTCTGGAATTATTGGGGGTGTTACTCTGGTATTAGGAGGATTAGCAGTAAAATCATTAATTACTGCTGCAGGTCAAATTATGGCTTCATTTGCCCAAATACCCTTTGGTTTAGGAATTCCTGTAGGGTTAGCTACCATTGGGGCTTTAGGGGGTATAATATCAAGTTTCGCAGCAACAGCTAAAGCAGATGATATTCTCTCAGAAGGAAGTGGTGGGAGTGGTTATGGTAAAAGAATGTTATTAGCTCCTGAAGGTGCTTTTGCTTTAAATAATAAAGATACTGTTATAGCAGGAACCAATCTATTCAAAGGAGATGATGTAATATCAGCAGGTGCAGGACAAGTTAATGTTGCACCTCCAGATAATAAAACAGGAGAACAAACAAACAGATTATTATCTACATTAATTCGTCAAAATGCTAAAAAACCTGAAATGTCTCCTATGAACTTATACGAAATTTCTTAATTCAATATTTATAATAAAATAAAATTATGGG